AAGCGCGCTTAACGTACGCATGCGGTCGATGTGAACCGCGACACACACACAAGGGCTCACGATGAACACGACGACGACAACGAACGACGCGCTCGAGGCGGCGAAGCTCGAACACCTGCAACGAGTGACGAATGACCTGCGCGCGCGCGGCGTGCAGGTTCGCGGCTGCGACAGCCCGACGGGCATCGACCTCGACACGTCGATCCAATACGTCGACGAACTGATGACGATGCACCGCGACCTCGACGAGGCCGACACGGACCCGCGAGACGACCAGTTCAAGCCGGTGTGGTGGTCGACGAACGTCAACGCGCGCACGGTGCACGAACTCGGGTACACGACGCTGCGCCTGCCGTCGTTGCGCGAATTGGCGACGACATGCGCGCGCGGCAGCATGGAATCGATCCAGGTCGCCGTCGTCGGCTACTGGTCGAGCGATTCGATTTGCGCCTACGTGAAGGTGCGGCGCGAGTACGTGCGCGGCGCGAGCGATCGCGTTGACGACATGACGCACGCGTGGCGTTGGGAGTTCGACCTGTCGCACACCAGCGGCGGGCGCGACACCAAGGCGGTTCCCGAGGACGACGTGGCCGAGTCGAACTTCGGGCACGCGTTGATCGCGATGGGCGCCGCGATTCGCGAACTGCGCACGAAGCACGTGCCCACGTTGCAGGCGATCGTTGACGACATCCACGCGAAGGAACAGGCCGCGCGCGACGCAGCCCAGGCCGCGTTCAATGCGCGCGTCGAGGCTGACGCGCCTTGCGGCGAGGCCGTCGCCAAGGCGCACGTCGCGCTGGCTGTCGCGTACGGGTGCGGCGCGATGATCACGACGTACCAGCGCGGCAAGGACGATGCGCTCACGTATTCGATCGACGTCACGCCCGCAGGCGCGGTGCGCATCGTCGGGCAGAACATGCGGCACACGCGCGCGCAGTTCGTCGACATGCTCGCGCAGCGCAGCCACCGCGTGACGGTGACGCCTCCCGTCGTCGTCGTCGATCAGCCCGCCGCGCAGGAATGATCGACATGAGCAAGCAACTGAACACGACAGCCGGCGCGCGTTGCGCCGCTGACATCGCCGCGTTGTTGCGCGCGCGCAATCCCCTCATCTGGCTCGTCACGCGCGAGGAGGCGCGCGCGGAACGCGTCATCGTCGAGGCTGCAGCCGCAGCCGGCTACCCGCCCACGTGGTGGGACTGCGCCAACGGCTTCACGTCGATCGACGGCGCGGTGCTCGATTCGCTGACGGCTGACCCCGCCGCTGCGCTGGCGAACATTCGCGACGCGTCGCAGCGCGGCGTGTACGTCATGCGCGACCTGCACGCGTTCCTGAAGGACCCGTTCGTGTGTCGTTCGGTGCGCAGCCTGTGCCGCACGTTGCCGCAGGCTGCGCGCGACAAGGCGCGCGCCATGGTGATCGTCACGCCGAGCAGCGACGTGCCGCCCGAGTTGGCCGGCCACGCGATCGTGATCGACCTCCCGCTGCCCGATCGCGACGAGATTGCCGCGTTGCTTGATTCGTCGATCGCTGCGCTGCCTGACGACATGCGCGACGCGGCGGCGCCGAACGGCACGCGCGACGCCGCGATTGATGCCGCCATCGGGCTGACAGCCGAGGAAGCACAGTCGACGTTCGCGCGTTCGCTGATCACGATGCGCGCGATCGACCCGCCCAGCGTCGCAGCCGAGAAGAAGCGCGTCATCGCGCGCGAACGCGTGCTGGAATGGTTCGACCCGCTGCCCGCTGGCCTCGACGGCGTGGGCGGGCTCGAAGTGCTCAGGGGTTGGCTGCTGCAACGTCGCGCCGCGTTCACCGCGAAGGCGCGCGCGTACGGGCTGCGCGCGCCGAAGGGGGCGCTGCTGGTCGGCGTGCCCGGCTGCGGCAAATCGCTCAGCGCGAAGGCGGTGGCGACCGCGTGGGGCATGCCGCTGCTGCGCCTCGACATGGGCGCGCTGCAGTCGAAGTGGGTCGGCGAATCGCAGTCGAACATTCGCAAGGCCCTCAAGGTGGCCGAAACGGTCGCGCCGTGCGTGCTGTGGCTCGACGAAATCGAGAAGGCGCTGGCCGGCGCGACGCAGGGCGCAGCCGACGGCGGCGTGAGCGCCGACGCGCTCGGGGCGATCCTGCAGTGGATGCAGGACCGGGCCGGCAGCGTGTTCGTGATCGCGACAGCCAACGACGTGTCGAAGCTGCCGCCCGAACTGCTGCGCAAGGGTCGATTCGATGAGGTGTTCTTCGTCGACCTCCCGAACGTCATCGAACGCGAGCAGATCGTTCGCGCGACGTTGCGCGAATACGCGCTGCCGAATCGGGCCGACATCGACGCGCTGGCCGTCGCCAATGCAGCCGTCGACTTCACGGGCGCCGAGCTTGCCGCGTTGATCCCCGACGCGATGTTCTCGGCGTTCGCCGACGGCGAGCGCCCCATGAACACGGACGACCTGATGCGCGCGACGCGCACGACGGTCCCGCTCGCGCGCACCGCGGCCGAGAAGATCGCCGCGTTGCGGCAATGGGCCGTTGGCCGCGCGCGCCCCGCCAGCAAGCCCACCGACGACACGCCGCGCGCGAACGCTGGCCGCGCGCTCGACCTCTGACCCTCACGATTCATCAACCGAAAGGCCATCACATGGACACGACCAATCGCCTCAACACTTCCTTGATTCGCCCCGGGCTGCTCGTTGCGCTCAAGACGTCGCTGCGCGGCGGCGTGCAATACGTGCAGAACGTCATCGAGGCCGAGCACACGACCGAGGCCGGCGCCCAGGTCGCGCGGTGGGAAACCACGCGACAGATCGCCGACGCGGACGAACACGCGCGCGCCAGCGTCGCGCGATCGAAGGCGCGCAGCCTGATCGCGTCGGCGTGCTGCTCGTCGTCGTTCGGCATGCTGTGCCCCGTGGGCGGCGAGTCGAAGCTGCAGGAGGCGATCGCCGCCGCGTACAAGGTCGCCAACGACTTCAACGCGACGGCGCGCACCACGCGCGTTGACGTGTACGTGCTGACGGGCCGCGTCGCCGACAGCGACGAGGCTGCCGCGCGCGCGATCGGCGCCGAGGTGCGCGACTTGCTCGACGCGATGCAATCGGGCGTCGCTGCCGCTGACCCGAAGGCGATCCGCGACGCCGCGACGCGTGCGCGCGAATTGGCCGGCATGTTGAGCGACGACGTTGCCAGCAGCGTGTCGAAGGCGATCGCCGAAGTGCGCGCCGTCGCCAAGCGCATCGTCAAGCAGGCTGGCGAGGCCGGCGAACAGGCCGCGACGATCGTCGACGACATCAAGCTGGAAGCGTTGCAGTCGGCGCGATTCGCGGTGCTCGACATGACGGGCGGCGACAACGCGATCGGGATGCCAGCCGCGATCGCGCCGCGCGCGATCGACCTGGGCGCACCGCGCGCGATCGACCTCGACGCCGCGCCGACCGTGATCGAACTCGATGCGTCCGAACTCGACGACGACGCGCGCGCGTTGCTCGCAAGCGCGCAGCAGCGCCCCGCGCAGATCGACGACATCAACACCTGACCCAGCCCGAGAGGATCAACACCATGCCATGCCTTTATCAACCGTCGCTGACGGACCTTCAGAAGCAACAGCAGCGCGACGCGCTCAAGCGGCTGCAGGCCGCGATCGGCGCCGGTCGCGTGTCGATCAACGTCGGCAAGCAGGGCGGCGTCGCGTTCGTCGGCTGGTCGGCGAACGATCGCAGCGGCGTGTCCGACCTGTGCGCGTATCGCGCGCTCGCCAACACGCCCGAAGTGCGTCGCGCGCTGCTGCGCGCCGAGGCGCTGTCGGGCAACAAGATGGACCCGCGCGCGTTGTCGAGCGGCCTGCATTCGCACGACGGGGGGTCGACATGGTCGCGCCACTGAAACCCGAGGGGGCCGCAAGGCCCGACGCGTTGCGACGCGCACGGGAGGGCTCGTGATGCAACGCAACACGACTTCACAGGATGAAACGCGCCAGGACGCGCCAGGAGCCGTCGACGACGACGGGGGAATAGGAATGCGTGCCCTCGCTCGGGAAATGGCCCTGGCGTGCGGGAAACGTCGTTCCTGCGCCCCCTCGCAGGATGTCGACGTAGCAGATCAGCTTCAATTCGACGACGGGACGACCCCCTCGGACGAATGGCGCTTGTTGCCCGTCGCGATCGCGATCACGGTCGTGCTCGTCCTCGTCGCGTCGCACGTGTGGCGCTGGGGGTGGTTCGCATGACATCGGCGACGACGACGAACGCGCGCCGCGTGGAGCCGCGCGCTGCCCTGTGCCCCGTCGGGGCGCAGGCCCGCATGGGGTCTTGGGTGCCGGCGTGCGCGACGGACATCAGCAAACGATTCGCGATCGAACGCGAGCGCATCGCACATGAGGCGAGGCAATGCAGCACGACGACGACGACGACGACGACGGAAGCGACGACCTCGACGCCGCGCGCGGCGTGATGTCGGGCCTTCTGCTCACATTCCTGATGGGCGCCGTTGCGTGGGCGCTCATGCAGGCATTCCTTTGACTACGTACGCAGTTAGGAGATTTCACGAATGAACACACCCGAACGGGCCGCATGGCTCGAACAACGACGCACGGGCATCGGCGGCCAGATGGACCGCGCTGCTTGGCTCGCCGGTAGCAGGCGCAGGAGCATCGATATCGAGCGACTCCGCGCGCTCTACGAGTCAGGGATGTGCCAGTCAGAGGTCGCGCAAACGCTTGGATGCTCACAGAAGGACGTGTGCTTGTTGATGAAGCGGCATGGAATCGCGGCCCGGCGTGCCATCAAACGAGATCAGCGCGGATCTGCAAACTCGACATGGGCTGGCAATGCGGTTTGCTACAAGGCCGCGCACAACCGCGTCTATTCGGCACGAGGCCGACCGCAGCACTGCGAACACTGCGGGACGACCGACCCGAAGAAACGGTTCGAGTGGGCCAACAAGACTGGGCAGTACCACGACCCGGGCGATTACATGCGCCTATGCCGATCGTGCCATTGCAAGCACGACGGCCTAGTCAAGAACCTCGGGGCGTTCGCGAAGGAGCCGCGAAATGGCAATTGATCGCGAGGCGTGGCTGGCGCAACGGCGTTCCGGTGTGGGAGGCAGCGACGTGGCGGCGATCCTCGGGCTGTCGCCGTGGTCGACGCCGCTCGACGTGTACGAGTCGAAGGTCGGTGCCGCGCCGATGAGCGAGCCCAACGAACCGATGCGATGGGGCACGCTGTTGGAGGATGTCGTCGCGCGCGAGTTCGCCGACCGCGAAGGCGTGCGCGTGCAACGCGTCAGGACGATGCTCAGGCACCCCGCGCACCCGTTCGCGATCGCGAACATTGACCGCGCGATCGTCGCGCCTGGGGTGCGCGCTCGCGTCGACAACAGGACGGGCTGGCTCGCGGGCGCGACCGATCTGCTCGAAGTCAAGACGGGCAGCGCGTTCGGACTCGCTGACTGGGGCGACGATGACGCGCCGACGATCCCGCTGCACTACGCGGCGCAGGGCATGTGGTATCTCGGCGTGACGGGCGCCGCGCGCGTGCGGTTCGCCGCGCTGCTCGGCGGGCAGCGGTACTTCACCCGCATGCTCGAACGCGACGATGCAGCCATTGCTTCGATGTTCGACGTCGCCGAAGCGTTTTGGCGCGAACACGTCGAGGCGCAGGTGCCGCCGCCGCCGACCAGCGTCGCCGACATGATGCGGCGCTACCCGCGCGACGACGGCGCGATGCGCGAAATTGCAAACGACGCCGACGCGATGCGCGACGTGGCCGCGCTGCTCGAATTCCGCGAACGCATCAAGGCGCTGCAGGCCGAGGCCGACAAGCTGACCGACGCGTTGAAGATGCGCATTGCCGACGCGGCTGGCCTGACCGTGCGCGGGCGCCCGATCGCCACATGGAAGGCCGGCAAGGACAAGGCGACGACCGACTGGCAAGGCGTCGCGCTCGCGCTGCGGCTTCGGTTCGGCGTCACCGAGGACGAATTCGCGCGTTACGTTCAATCGCTCACCACCACCGCGCCGGGGAGCCGGCGCTTTTACCTCAACGACCTCAAGGAGCAGTCAGCATGAACATCATGACCAAAACCACAACCGACGGCGCGCAGCGCGCACCCGCATCGAACGCGCTCGCGCACACCGACCAACAGCGCGCGATCGCCGAAGTGCAAGCGGCGATGATGATCGCGCG